GCCTCCGGTGGAGCTGAGTGGCAGCAGGGCGCTGACGCTGGAGACGCGCTGTGGAGGCTGCGCAGTGCCGCCTCCGGTGGAAGGCAGCGGATCCGGCAGGATCGGGGCAACCGATGAGCCGGTGGAGTTCGGCAGAAGTCTTGCAGCGAACTCAACAGATAGGTTTGATACACTTGCCCCACCTTCAACCCTGTTTAGCCTTGGCGGTGCATCTTCAATGAAGTACCAGAGCAGGCCAGGATATGCCGAGCAGTCAAGGAAAAGCTGTAGGTCGTCTCCCGCGCCACGGAAGAAGGCCTGCTTGAACTGGATCGGTGAAAGGCCGTTGGACTGATAGTGCAGCAGGTAGATCTGCGCACACATATCATTTGACAGGTTCCTGAACTCAACGGTCAACCTGCCGTCATATTGGCGGTTGCCAAACTTCCTTCTCGTTGAGACGCCACCAAGACTTGTATCGGACCCCACCGAAAAGCGTGGGGCCACAAAATCCATTGACGAGGGGATGATGTCAGGAAACTCGACGAAGCTCATTTGTTGATCACCCAGTTTCCGTTAGTGGCCAGCCCTCCCCAATTCTGGGACAGGAGAAGCCTTCCGTTTTCATTGGTTGGCGTCTCAATGGCATTTACTGTGAAGCCGCTGTTTTCAGCTGGGTCAATGTCAAGGATCCTGTAAGTCTTGTAGTCAGAGCCAGATTCCTTGATCATAAAGATCACGCCGGTAGGGGAAGCAGTGCCATCCTCCTCAACCGTCAATTCAACCTCAGTAATTTCGCTTTCAAGGATGCCATCCCACACGACCGCTTGATAGGTGCCAGGCTCAAGGTCAACAGTGGAGATCACTAAGCCATCATCCTTGATGATTCCGGTCTTGTATTCATTGTAGAACGTGACTTCAACTGGAACCTGCACGTAGTCGCCAGGCTTGATCGGAGCAAGCAGCGAATCTTGCGTCAGTTCCATCGTCACGCCATGAGTTGAAAGCCTGCGAACGCGAGCCTTCATCTTCAGGTAGTCAATCAGGTGCTTCTCGTTCGTGGCAAAATCTGACAGGTCGAAGGACTGAATCGGATCATCCTCCGACGACAACGCACCAGCTTCGCGAAGCAGAATCTCGCGCTCAACAGGAAAGATGCCTGGATTGGTGATGTTGCTGGCCTTTCTTTCTTCACGCCAGCGACCTGAAACCTTGACCGGACGGCGCGACTCCTCATCAACTGCCGAAAACGAGAAGGACCGCATTTGCAGTAGGCCAAATACCCCCTTGATCTCAACCGGTGCGTCCCAGTTGGTCGGGTCACCGTCAACATACGGGAACATCGGTCGTAGCACATATCTGCCATCAATTTCCATGAAGTACAGCAGGTGCTCCTCAGCCTTTTGCGCAATCCATTCCTTGATGTTTGTTGGCAGGTAAACCAGATCAGTGAAATACCGATTGGCGTAGCACCATTCAGCTGCTTCACGGAAGGAATCAATGTCAATCTGATCATCACTGACCTGATCACCGGTCCCATACACCGGATTGGTCAGCAGCTCAAGTGCAATGTCAGGGAGTAGGTGCGTAGCGCCACGGGTCATGTCATTTCGCAACCTGCGAGGCTCGGGACAGCCTGCATTGGCGTAGGCGGAAAACTGGCCCAGCTGCTGGAAGGTATTGCCGGGAAGCAGGTTCAGGCCACTGATCCCAAGATTGTCATACAGCGGCAGCGTTTCATTCTGGACGATTTCCGTAATTGACACGATCTCGTGCTCGGGTCCGCTTTCTGCTGTTGAGCTGACTTCCGAGAAGACAAAGGTTTCGGCCAGTGCTCCGAATTCATCAACAAACTGAACGCCATCGGTGTAGCCATATCCCAGGTTCCCGTAGCCTTGGTTTTGATCCTTGTGGACGGCGGGAAGTCTGAAGGGATCGTCATCGTCGTTGACGACGCCAATATCACTGCCGTCGCCCTCTTTACCATTGACAAATAGAACAACCGATTGATGGGTCTTCGTGATCTGGGTATCCGGTGATCGCCTTTTGTCGTCAATCAGAACGTAGGTGCCAGAAGCGTTGCCAGACCTGATCTCCCAGCCGGACAAGGGCTCAAACTCAACCTCCCACTGAGCTACGGTCGGGAACTGCAATCGAATCGTGTTGAACTGATTCTGCTGGTTGATACCACGAACACAATAGCACTCAGGAAACTCAATCCATTCATCTTCGCTGCCACTTTCTCTGACGCGAATCTTGAAGAACGAGTACCGCATCTGCGCGGTCGTGATCGTTCCAGACGTGTAGTTGAATTGCTTGAGGGTTGAGCCCTTGGAGATCGTGTCACCCCTGTAGTCCAAGCAGGCCTTGTTATCCGCCGCTCCATACGAAATGGTGTCCCTGAAGTTGCACAGATTGTTGATTCTGGTGCCAAGATTACTTCTGACAAGGATCTCGATCAGGCGTGTTGGTCTGGTGGTTGTAATCGTTGCAATCGAAAGCCTGAGCAGATGTGGAAAGTTTGTCGCGGTGTAGCGCTCGGTCTGTTCATTGGCGCTACGGCGAAGATCATTCAGCGTCGTCAGCTCGATCTCACCGGGCCTGACGACAGTGAACGTTGCCGTGATGCTCTGGCCTGGGCGGGGATCCTGAGAGCTGGGGTTCGTGAAGCCGGCCTCACTGGTGAACACCTCCCCTTCCGGGCTGCGTCCAGTGCAGACGACCAGTGCAGTGCCGAACTTGTAAAGAGCGCCAAGCCTGATCGCATCGTCCCACTGCTCCTGCTTCCCTGCAATGGCTGAAGCAATATCGGCAGCAGGTTCGCTATAAAGCTCACCTTTGTTCAGGTTTGCCTCAACGGTTCTGCGAGAGTCCTGAACGGATTCAACGATATATGTGACACTTGGCGGATCATAGTCCGCCGAAAATGTCTGATTAGTGAAGTCGGCGTTGTAGTTGGCTTGAACGTCAGTTTTCTGCTCAACCTTGACGCGATAGTAAGCCGATGGCTCCTCGTCTTCATCAACGGCACCATTGACGAAGTTAAGCTTGAACCTGGAATACAGCAGCGCCTTCTTCTGATCATTGTTCAGCGAGGAAGCGTCGTATTGCAGCTTAGTGCTCAGCTTGACCTGTGTTCCAGACGTTTCCGTGATCAGCACAACTGGACTGCCAGTCACCTGATCGTTAGCATCAAGCCACTGAATTCCGTCAATCAGTGCGCTCGCCTGCGTGCTACCAGAGAAGCCGGATGACGAAAAGCCGGTTGTTGACGAGGTGGATCCATATTCATTGACAGTCGTTCCACTGCCGCCAACTCGCTCAACTTCAACATCAACGTCCCATGCCTGAGAATTGAAGGCCTTGCTAAAGTCGGTTTCTACATCACTACTTTTGTCGAGAACATAGGTCAGCGTATTGCCAATAGCGCTGGCATCGCCAGAGATGAAACCTGAACGTGTTGAGAAAACCGCCCTAGTCTTGTCTCTTTGAGCGGCTGCAACGTCGTCAATCTGACAGACAACCTTCGCATCGCCATCATCACCCCTGGGGATCAGCTGCGCCTGATACTGCGCACGAATGATCGGATTGATTCGATAGGCAAGGTTATTGCCAATGGGCGAGTAAACACCGAAAGCGGCATTTGAGCTGGGCCGTGTAACAGAGCAGAAGTCACCAGCCCACTCCCTGTCAATGGATCTGACAGCGAAAACATCATCACCGCCAAAGTTTTCAGAATTTCCGGGGTCAAGATTGGCGAGTCTTCCCGCTACCCGATCTTCTGATTTGATGCGCCCACCATCAGGCCTGACATAGACGGAATAAGAGGATCCAAGCTCCGTGCCAGCGCCAAGATTGTAAGCGTTGAGAAGGTTGTTACCAAGGGCGAAGCCATTAGGATCAAGCTCTTGGATCCCACCATCCCCAACAAGGAAAATAGCCTTCAGCAGCTGCTGGCCGTTGACAGTTTGCAGCCTGCTCCACAGCAGTGGACAGTTGACGCGAATCCCGCCATACGTTTCGCCGTCAATTTCCTCTTTCAGTGCAAAAACCATTGGCATCGGCTGGCCAATAGATGCAGGCTCCTGCAAGGAATCGAATCCATCGCGAGGTGCATAGCGCCGTACATCACTGATCGTTCGCCCGAGCTTCTCGCTGCTCTGGATCCTCGCCGGGTTGACCTCACCAGGCCTGAAGAACTGGGCGATGATCGTCAGCCCCACCGAGATCGCCGAGGCAATCAGGGAGATGGTGGCCAGGGTCGCCACTTCGATGCCCGCCACAACGGCCGGCTGAGGCCCCTCTGCGGCCCTCCTGCTGGCCTCCGCATAGAAGCGCTTCACCTCCTCCGGCCGGATCCCCAGGATGCGACCCAGCCGGTAGTGCATCGGCAGGAGATGGGGCTTCATTGATGAAATCGACGGAAGTTGAACTGTGGAAGTCCAGGAGTTGTAAGCGGAAGCCAGACAACACCCTTTCTTGCGTGAATCATAACGACACCAAGATTGCCGTTATCTTCAACAACCGTGGAGATACCAAGCCTGGGGTGGCTGCGGGTCGGCCGGTTCCAGTGAAGTGCTACGCAACCAGCTTCAACAGCCTTGACAGGGGAGGTGAGGTTATTCCAGATTGTCTCCAGCGACTGCCAAAGTCCTGCTTCGGCCATTTTCAACCAGACTGGATTGAACTTCGGCCTATAAACGCCAGCCTCATCAAGCAAGGTGAAGCACAGGAGTAAACAGTCAGCACCCTTTCCATCTTTTGGATCAGCGCCAAACTCATGCTTCAAGCCAAGATAATGATGAAGACTCATACAGAGATGCTGCCGGTTGTTGGTAGTGCTCCCACAAGCGATTGCGAAAGCGGTCTACCACCAACTGTAGCGTTGACGGTATCAAGTGGACTCGACAGCTGAAGAACAGATTGACCAGGCTTGCCAATCTCGATACTTCCCTCAACCTTGCAGGCCCAGATGACCCTAGTGAGTTGTGTAAGTTCCTGCTCGGTTACAGTGTCAATTTCAACGGAAGTGACTTCAGCCAACCATTTGTTTGAGTCAGCTTGCCAAAAGATGTTCTGAGCGATCGTGTTAGCTGGGCAAACGATTGCTCCCCTGCTTCGCTCTCCACCTTGCTTGCCGCCCCCGCCAGCGACACCCAAAGGAGCAAAGTCGTAATCAACTCCACCGTAAGTGCGTGTTTCGTTGATGTAGTAGTTCTGGTAGGCGTAGGGGAGATAGCTACCTCCCCCGCGTTCCTTGAACCTGACGTAACTGACAATTGCGAATTCCCCTTTCACTGATCAGAGCCCCAGACGCTTGCGTGTCTTCATGCTATCAGCAAGTTCACGAATCGTCTGGTTTCTGGCCATCTTAGCAGTTCTGCTATTGGAAGCCTCAAGCTGCTCGGGAGTGACGAAATCATACTCGTTGACGCGAGCGGTTTCGTACTTAATCGGCGGCAGCTCACCGGGATTGGAGATAACGCGCTCAAGCCGTTCAATCTCGCGTGTGCTTTCACTGCGCTGATAAGGAACGGCTCGACCGTAGTTACCGGTGTAGATGGTGTCGCCATCTTCCATATCAGTGCTTTCCATGCTGCTTGCCGCACGGCGGGAATACCGACCGATCGGAGGAGCGCTGGAGCCGTCATCATCCAGGCCAGGGACATACAGCTCGTCAGCGGGCACCACGGTCCCGTTGGCGCCCATCCTGATGACCTCAGGCCCCTGCTCACCCACGATGTAATCCATGCCCTCGTAGACGGGTCCGCCGAGGGCTCTGGCGCCGCCTGGGGCAGCCCTCTTACCAAACAGGCCGGACAGCGAGCCGCCGGTTCCGAACATGCCGGTGATCGAGCCGATCGAACCGAAGATGGAAGCGGCACCCATCAAGGTGTTGTAAGCGCCGCCCTTGCGGATCATCTGTGCGCCACCAATACCCATGGCAACACTGGTGATTGCCTGCAGGCCCGTGCCAACGATCGTCTGGAACTTGGTGACAGATTCCGACATCTTGCCGCCAAATTCCTGAACACCATCAGCAGCTTCGCGTGCTTTCTGGTCAAGGTTGCCAATAGATTCAGCTGCTTGGTCAGCAGCGGGTGCTACCGGGGATTGCTGCTGAGTTTCAACAGGCGGAATAACCTGAAGGGGAATCGCCCTACCGGAAGGTGGTTGTGCAGCAGGAATCAACTTGCGCAGTATCGTTGATCCGGGCGCTGGAGCCGGCTTGCCATCGAGCGGAGATCCCGGAACTTGGAAGCCGGAATTCATGGCCGGAGATTGAGTAGGTTGACCAAGCTTCAGCAATTCAGCGAGGCCCGGCGTAACCTTCACCCTTCCACCTGGGGTTGGAACATGAAGATGTGTTCCGTGCCCCTTTGGATCACTGGTCGGCCCGAACAGTTGATCGCCAAAAGCTCCGGTTGCCCGCAACCTGGCCTCCATCTCCTTTGTTTTTTGGACGTAGTTATTATCATATTTCGGGTCGATGAACCCCATGTCCATCGCATTGAGCATGTGGTTGGGGGTTCTGTGGCCAGCATTGGTAAAATCACCGCTGGTACGTCCCATACCCTGCGACATCAGCCAGTTACGGAGAACCGACTTGTCGATGTACTCTGGATAGCCCTGCCTTTGTGCAGCATTTGGTCCGGGAACAATTGCATTGGCGGGAGCCACCTGCTGCGGCAACACAACACCGGTTTTATCAGCAAATGGCTTCTTCGCTTGATTCAGGAGATTGCGAACGTGGTCTTCAATCTGCTTAACAGGAAGAAGAAGTGGATTTTCTGGTGCTTGGTCAATTCCAAGCATGTCAGCCATTCCTTTGAACAGCTTCTCTTGGATAGGACGAAGCGTAAACTCAAGGATCACGTCAAGCGTCCTATCTGCAACGCTTTCGGCAAAACGCTGAACGGATTCCAGCAAGCTACCGCCTTTCAGCAGCTCTTTGTTGAGCTGAACGAAGGAATCGGTCCAGCTAGACGCAATGTCATTCAGCGCATTCAACGCCTTCAGTCTTGCATTCAGCTCGTCAAGCGCCCTTGCATTGCGGAGCAGCCTTTCTTCATCCTCTGGATTGATACCAAGTCCACCACGGCTGTTGATCTGAGCAAGAACGCGATCGTATGCCTTGGTGGGAAGCAGAAGCTCCTCAAGACTGGTTTTCGCTTGGTCGATCTGGCTGGACATATCACTAAAGCCAGACTGATAAAACTCAATGGTTGGTACGAGCTTCTGGAGTTCAATCTGAGCTGCTGTTACGGTTGCCAAGTAGTCAACCAGCTCCTGCGAAAGCGGCTCTCCTTTGTTTTGTTTTGGAAATTCGCTGATAAAATTCTGGTATGATGCCGTGATATTGTCGAAAATTCGCCTGAAGTCGCCCCCAGCCAGATCGAGCTGGTCCCTTGAACTCTTCAACGATGCTGCAAGCTGATCAAATCCCTGTGTTGCAAGCAGGCTGATGTCATTCGTGAATTGCTGTAAGTTCCCAGACTTGATCAGACCGGCAAGCTGTTCTTCCGACTCCTTGAGTTGATTAAGGAGCTGGCTTCCTTTTGCAATTTGCTGATTGACACCGGCAAGGCTGACAGAGCGTGTCGCGGGTCCGGCAACCTCACGGAGGAGCGGTGGCGCCTTGATCCCGCCTATTACTTCAATATTCTTCCTAGCCTCGTCAACAGCAGTAGAGTAGTTGTCAAGCCGCTGCTGCTCAATCTGAGTAACTTTTGCAAGCTCTGGGCTGAACAGCGGATTCTGTGATTGCCGCCCTTGAGCCAAGGCCAGGTAGTCAGCTTGCTTAGCCTTGAGGACAAGAAGCTCGTTCAGGACAATTTCGGCCCTCAGTTTTGCCGATTCCTTTTGCAGGTTGAACTCATTAAGAGCCGCATCCTCATTCCTGCGACGAACGCCCCTGTTGATTTCGGCAACTTTTTCAGCCGTGTCCGTATTCAGTCTTGACAAGGTGCGAGCAACTTCAAGCTTGTACTTGTCTGCCTCAACCTGCTGGTTCGTGATCTCGATCTCAAACTGTTTGCGGCGCTGCTCAATTTGATCCTGAGCAGACATCTGTGCGCCGAGATACGTCGTCACGGCGTCCGCAAGGCCTTGGGCTAGTGGATCACCGGCAAGGGCACCCTGCAATGCAGCGGCAGAGTTCTTGAATTGCTGCTCTCTGATTTGGCCTTGCTTGACAAGGATCTCAAGCTCCTTCTGTGCATTTTCTTGACGAAGCTGGCTGATTCGATCCTCAACGCCACGGCGAATGTCTTCGATCTGGCGCTCATAGTCACGACGCAGTTCAAAAGACTGGCGATCAAGGTCTTCCTGTTCGCGCTTGGCAGCGGTAGTTTGCTGCCTAAGCCCCTTAATAAGATCTCGCCCTTCGTTCCGCTTGCTAAAGGCCTCAAGCTCTCGCTGGACACCGGCAAGATTGGACTCAGCGCCTGCAATAGTCGCCTGACGTTGCTCTGCTGGTGACAGTGGCCTCGGCCTTGCTCCCGCCCGCAGCTTTTGAACAGCCGACGTAAGAACAGGAGTTGGCGTCGTAGAAACGTCCGACCCTTGGAACAGGCTGGAAATCGCCTTGATAACAGAAAGCGGTCCGCCTGGTAGTCCAGGGGTTCCGAACGGAGCGATGGCATCCGTGAGCGCGGCGAGCGGCGACTTGGGCGCCTGGCCTCTGGCAGCGGCAAGATCTTTCTCAACCGAAGCTCTTACACCCGGCTCGGCCTGCTGGAGCCCAGCAGTTACGCGATTTTCAAGATTCTGCCTTTCAATGACAGAGGAAATCGCGTTAAGGAAATTCGTTAATGGACCAGCGACAAAGATCTGCAATTGCGTGCCAAGCTCGGCCATGGCGCGATTCATGCGATCTCCAGCGTCGGCCGCACCTTTCAGCTTCGCAACGCCATCAACTCCAAGCTTGCTAACAAGCTCGGACTGAATAACTACATAGGCCGCTGCTTTATTCCCAGCCTCAAGCAATGCTGCCGCAAGCTTCTCCTGTTCACGACTTGCAAGAAGCCCGGAATTCTTGATCTGCTCAAAGTTTCCAGTCAGGTCACGCAGCATGTTGCCGGTGTCCTGTGCGGCCTGAATCACCGCATCCACCTGGCTCCCGATCGCCGTACCAGCCAGCGACAGGCCGAAGCCCAGCGTGCCACCAGCAAAGCCGCCCAGAGCACCACCCAGGCCGCCTCCCAGCGCCGCTCCACCGCCTTGACCGAACAGGAGGGGGAACGCACCACCGATCAGACCTTCACCGACCGCCTGACCACCTCTCCGGCCAAATCCACGGACGAGCAGGTCAGCCTCTGGATCGCGGCGAGCAAGTGCATCATCCGTGCGGTCGATGACCTTGTTCAGTTTGTTAAATGCAGCATCTGTTGTTTTGAGGCCGTCGCGAACTTCCGCAAGAGCAGCCGAAAACAGCTGAAGCTGCTTGTTGCTTGCTTGCGACAGATCGGCCATGTCCGCAAGGCCGAGAAGCCTCTGAGCATTGCCGCGAGCACCTTCAATCCGACCCTCAAAGTCTCCAGGGTCAGGGCCGTTTGGGGGGACCGGACCACCGGGGGGACGACC